AGCCCGGCAACAAAGCGCCCGGCCACAAGCGCCGCAACCGCTGCAAGCGTGGCTGCCAGCCGGTCGAGATTGCCCAGAACAAGCTCGATGGCACGACCCACGGGCCCGCTGCGTTCGGCGAGTGCGGCCATCGCGTCGGCCACGGCCTCGAGCGCCGGGGCCGCGGCGACCGCCAGCTGGTTGGCCAGCCCGCGCCAGATCAGACCCAGCCGCGAGATCGCATCATTGGTCCGCTCAATCTGTGCGGCGTCCTGCGCAGACACCACGACGCCGAAGGCGCGCACATCTTTCGTCGCCTGGCGCAGCGTGGCGCTGTCGATCCGGCCCATGGCGATAGAACCTTCCTCGCCGAAAAGCTGGCCCGCCACCGCGGCCCGCTCGGCAGCGGGGACGAAGTCTTCGATGGCGGCGTTGATCGCCCCCACACGCTCGTCCAGCGGCAGCGCGATCAGGTCGGTGGCCGAGAGCCCCAGCCGGTCCAGCGCGTCGGCGGCGGGGCCGGTCCCGGCCGCGGCCTGGCTGAGACGGCGCGTCAGATCCTTGGTGGCCTGCTCGATGCCCGACATCGACACGCCCGCCAGCTCGCCCGCGCGCTCCAGCGTCTGGATCGAGGCAACCGTGGTGCCCAGCGATTGCGCCAGCTTGGCCTGGTTGTCGACGACCTGCAGCCCGCTGCGGATCATCGCCGTGGCCGCAGCCCCCACGGCCGCAGCACCTGCCGCGGCCGCGATGCGCAGCCGGCGGAAGAACCGGTCGGCGCGCGCATTGGCCGCCTCCATCTCGGATCCCAGACGCTGGAAGGCGGTGGCGCCGTCGGTGCCGATCCCCCTGAGCTCGGCACGGACCTGCCGGCCGCCCTCGGCCGCCAGCCGCACCGTGACCTGTTTGGACGCGCTGGTCATTGGGGGGTCCGTTCATTTTGCTGTTTACTGCGCATGCCTTTACCGCGCGGGCGGTCACGGCCTGTGCGTCTATTGCGGGCGCTGCGCCCGGATCTGCGCGTTGACCGCGCGCACCATGGCCGCCTCGATCACCGGCAGAAGCTCCACCGCCGCCCTCGGGTCGAGCCCGGCAGCTATGGCCATGGCCAGCACCGCACCCATGTCCCAGCCGAGCACCGCGCCGTCGCTCACCCGCAGCTGGCCCGTGGCCGCCTGCGCGATATCCCAGGCCAGCGCGCCCTCGCGCGTCAGCAGCGCGTTTTGCCGCGCCGGGCAGGCTTGGCAGATTTGGCTGCAGTTGTTGCAGTATTGCGCGCCCCCGCCGAAGTGCCATTCGGCGAGGGCGCAGAGGCGTTTTTTTCCTGCTCCAGATGCAGGCCCGGGGCCACGTAGCGCAGCTGGAACGCCTCGAAGATCGGCACGATCTCCAGCAGCGCGTCGAGCCCTTCCGGCGAAAGCTCGGCGGGCGCGTCGGTCTCGTCGTGAACCCCCGCCCAATCATCGACGGCGACCCGCGCCAGCGCCTTCGCGAGCGCGATGCCGCGCCGGTTCGCGCTGGCCTCTTCCGGCAGGTCCGCGAGGATCGGCTCCTCGCGGGCCCGGTTCATCAGCGAGGTGGTTATGGGGGCCACGCGCAGCTGCACGCAGTGGCCGAGATCGAGCCAGTCGGGGGCGGCGTTCAGGTCGAGACGGATCATCAGGTCTCTCCATGGGTTGGGACATCATTCAGAAGCGCGACCTCGAGCATCACGCCGGTCGCATCGGCGGCGGCGCGCCAGTCGAAACTTGCCTCGACCCCGGCCGGGCCGGTGATCGAATACTTCGGCTTGGGCAGGTAGACCCGCGGCAGGGTGAAGCTGAGCGCGTAGCCCTCGGCCATCGCAAAGCCGTAGCTGAGCGCCACCGGATCGCCGCTGGCGGCTTCGGCCATCAGCGTCTCGCCATCGAAGCGCACGGTCAGCGAGCCCTCGCAGGTGGCAAGGGTCGGATCCGCGCCATCGATGCGGCCATCCTCGCGAATGGACCGCACCCGCTCGATGCCGTTGGAGAAGGTCAGCGAGCCGGCGGTCACGCCCGCCAGCGGTGCGCCGGAACGCATAATGCGGCCGCGTCCCTGGCTGAAGCGGCGCAGCGCAAAGGCGGCGGGGTTTGCCTCCAGCGTCGCACTCGCGGTCTCCTCGCCCTGAGCGACCACCGAGACGGTGGCGTTGGCTGGCCCCTCCTGGCCCATCTGGAATGACAGCTCCTCCAGCACGGCCCCCGCGTGGCGAAAGAAGACCGGGGTGGTGAGCTTGGGATGCCCGATCTCGATCAGGAAGGACGGGATACTGTCCGCCCCGCTGCGCCAGACATGGCGATATCCGCCGCCGGTGAGCGTGGGGGCGGAACGCTGTGCGTCCAGCGTGAAGGCGTTGCCGTCCGGGCCGGTGGCGTCGTGGGTGATCACGAGCGCGGTGTCGTCCTCCACGGCATAGGTGGCAACCGCGATGGCGGGATCGCTCGCGGCGTTGAGATCCGAGGCCAGCGTGGCGAGCGTGTCGGCGAGGCTCGCGCTAATCTCAGTCTCCTCGCCGGCCGCAACCCCCGCAACAAGGGTCCAGGTCACGCCGTTCAGCGTGAGCGTGTCGCCCGGCGCGGGGTTGTCCGTGAATGTGATGCGTCCCGTTGCGGCCTGCGGCGTGGTCTGGGGATCGCCGAACAGCGCCGTCATCCACCAACCGGTGCCCTGCAGATCGAACGGGATCTCCAGCTGGCCCTCATCGGTGACCAGCCCCCGATACGGGTCCTGCGCGTTGCGCCCGCGCCCCAGCAACGGGTCGTCGCCAAGCGGGATGCTCGCCGACAGATCCGCCGTCTTGAAATCGAGCGCGCGCACCGGGCCGGTCGTGGCCCCGCCATACTGCGTCTCGCGCACCGCCCTGAGTGTGGCATCGGCGCCATAGGCGCGTTGCTTGCCCATGCTGGTCCTCCCTGTGATGTACTGATGTGATGTCTTGAAATGGCCGCGCCGTCGGGCGCGCTCAGCCGCTCAGCGGATCGCCGACCTGGTATTCCAGCGTCACCGCCAGCGCCGCCGCCAGAAACGGCGCGCCGCCCTCCACCGGGACCGGCTGCAGCTCGGGCGCGGACGGCGTCATCAGCTCCACCCGCCCACCGAGGCTGTCATCATGCGCCAGCGCGGCCCCGATGCGGGAAAGCAGCGCGTCGAGCGCCGCCTCCGCCGCGCCCGGCGGCACGAACGCCTCGATCTCCACGCGGTGCCGGTAATACGCCCGCCACGGGCTCAGCGTCACATCCGGCTCGCCCGGGTTGCCATCGCGCAGGATCACCAGCCCTTCGGCCGGGACCCGCTCGGGCAGCGTCGCGTTGCGCCGGACCTCCGCCCCCGCGCGTGCGGCCAGCTGCGCCGTCAGCGCAGCAAGGATCGTCTCGCGGGTCGAGGGCATGGGTGGCTCCTGGAGCGGGTGAACGTTGATGGTGGTGGGTAGTCGACACTTCTGAAGGCGTCGATCTTGCCGTGCCCTGCACAGCCTGTCAGAGTTCTGGCAACGCAAGGGCGAGCGAAAATGAGAGGACGCAATCGCCCCCGGGGCTGGATGCTGCGGAGACCGACGAGCCGAGGGGGATGCCGCAACGGTCGGGCCCACCCAACTGACCCCAGGCCAGGAGATCAACTGCCACCAGCGCAACATCGAGCGGTATGGCTGTATTGGCGCTTGGTGCTTCGTGCCTGAGGGGCGCGACATCGCCACCGCGATGATGAAACACGGCACCGAGACCGGGCACTGCTTTTTTCATACAGTCGCTACGAACCTGGTGCGCGGTGCGCGTGGTGAATCCGGGGGCCGGATGCGCGGCACAGAGGCTGTTGGGGCCGATATGAGAGGAAGAAGATATGGACCGCCGATATGAGCTTGACTGGCTGCGTGTGCTGCTTTTTGCGCTTCTGGTTCCGCATCATGTCGCTGTCGGCTTTGTCGATTGGGGTGTCGATATCTATCGGTTCGTGAACAATGATCTCGCCGGTGAGGGGATGAGCCTTTTCATTTTCTGGAGCCACAGCTGGAGGCTTCCCTCGCTGTTTCTGATTGCCGGGATCGGGACCTGGTTTATCACGCGCAACGGCGCTGGTCGGCGGTTCATTGGCAATCGGCTTTTTCGGCTTCTGGTACCCGCCTTGTTCGGTGCCGCGTTTCTCAATGTTTTCAGCGGTTATGCGATCGCACGGATTACCGGTGACGCACCGGGCTTTTTTGCGTTCTGGTGGCTCTGGTTGACTGACCCTGCGCCGACTCAGGTTCAGCATCTGTGGTTTCTGTTCAACCTGGCGCTCTATACCCTGTTGTGCTGGCCCCTTTTCGCCATGCGCGACCAGATCGCCCGTCTGCCGCTTTCGCCCCCGGCGCTGCTGGCAGCCTTGGTTGCCCTGTCGGCTTTGGCCATACTTGGACTGAAGCCTTACGCGGCCGCGATTGCCGGTGATAATTATCAGTTCGCCCTCTATCTGCTGTTCTTCATCGGAGGATACCTTATTGGCGCGAAGCACCAGATCTTTCTGGATTGGGCCGGACGTCGCGTCTGGATGCTGTTGAGCGTCGCCGTGCTGTTTTTTCTGGTCAAGGCCGGGCTGCTCACCCTTGCTTTGTTGGAAGATGAGCCAAGCGGCCAGGCTCTTGCCGCAGGAGGGTGGGTTCATGCGGACTTGCAACCGCCCAACGCCGCGCTCTACTCAGTCGTGGAAGCGGTGACTGCCTGGGCATGGTGCATGTCTGCCCTTGGGCTCGCGGTCCGCTTTCTGAACATTCCAAGCACCATGCTGACGGAGTTGAACCGGGCCGTATTCCCACTCTATGTCCTGCACTTCCCGCTGACGCTGGTCGGTCTCGCAATTGCTGCGCAACTCTCTTGGTCGTGGCCGGTCGAATTCGGACTGCTGCTTGTGTTTGTCTACGGCGCAACCTGGATACTTTGGCGCATCGCTGATCGTCTTGGTACAGCCGCCTATCTCATTGGTGGCAAGCCGGCAGGAGCCAACATGTCCACTGCTTCATAAGAAAAAGTGTAGCCAACGCATAGCCCGAACAAAACAGGACATATCGTCGTCGTGGCAATCACGGTCGATTCCAGCTTGATTACGTTACAGGCGATCGCTGGGTGGGTCGTC